TACTACATTTTGAATTCCTAGAATTGGTTTCATAGTTTTCATTTTCATCAATCCTTTCTTTTTTAAACTATGCTAAAGTTCTTAAATATCAAGAACTTCGGAAGCCGAAGTTCAAAGGCAAATCTGCTAAACTTCGACTTAAACTTAGGCTAAAACCTAAATTATTTTTGTAATAGATTGTTCTACTACGCAATAGTAGAAACATATTTGTAAAGGAGGAACGGACCAACCGGACCGTAGTATCCTTTACGAATATGATAGAATAAGCAATGCGTAGAACAATTTATTTCTTTATTGTTTCTTTTAATACTAATATTAGTCGTTTATGTATATAGCCTTATCTATAATAAAAAAAGAGAGATAGAAGATTAATCCTCTATCTCTTTTAAAGCTTGATACTCAGGTAGTTTAACTATCTCTTGATTAATTAAAGGAAATACCTTACTTTCAATGTTTCGATACATTTCTTTGTAACATTCCTTAATTGTTTTGTTGATAACTGTCTTTAATGCTTCATCATTCTCAATAAGATTGTTAACAACCTCGTATTTTAGAAACTCTAACTTTTCTGATGTTTGAGATTTAACTTCAGGTTTTCCAAATAAGTCAAAGTTAAAACCATTGTACTTATATACAAAGTTGTTAAATGCTTTAACGTATTGGAATTTGTAGTTATATCCGTATTTCACCTCCTGTTTAGTTTCTACATTTGTTTTTACTGATTTCATACTTTCATTACTCCTTTCATATCAGTATATTGTTATATAATTTATATATAACACCTCGGTTATACCAAACGACGTAGTATTTCTTAGGACTGGTCCTTAGAAATACTTGGAGTGGTGCAGAGTCCTCGTTGGAGTACATCTACGGGCAAATTTATGAGCATAAGAACGACAGTCCAGTGGACTGTTGGATAGCGGAATAAATTTGTGGGACCCGTACGGTGTACGGAGATGAGGTGCATGGTATAATTGAAGGTGTATAGAGGTGTCCTTATTTGGGTAACAATACTTAGTATTGCGAAGTAATACTTAGTATTGTCCAAATCTGTGCTAAGGAAACCGCAAGGGAAGATAACCGCTTGTGATCCAACGGCAAAACGTTGGTCGGGTCCAGCAGAATGCTGGTTGATTAACGCCGTTTTTCAAGGCTAGTAACGTGTTCTCTTGGCTGGTAAAAAACCAGGGCTCAACTAATAGTTCACAACATACAGTGTCAATCTGCAGTCTTGGCTCTCGTCATTTCGATTGCTGCTCTAATGCACTTGAGCCCGTCGATTGAGTTCTTATTCGGGTGCCAGCAGTGACTAAATCTAGACTTGGAAAATGGCGTTTGTGGATACAAAACGTGTATCACAAAAACTTTTTTTTGAAAAGTTATTTAAGGGGTAAAAAATAGAAAATTGATACAAATATTGTATCATGATAAAGACTAAAATTACAAATGATACAAAAAATGTATCAAAAATGGATGTTGATTAGTAGTAGTAACTTGGGGAAAAAAAGTTTTGGGGGTTTCACGGGAACACTTTTCTGTATCACGGAAAAGGTGTCGTCAAAAGAGAAAGTTTCTATTATAATTCACTTCAAAGTTCTAGAGTAATAATTGGATATTTATTTATTTATGTGATGATGACTGCATTACGCAGTCTAGAGTGCCGTAAGTAAAGTTATACATATATGTCAAAAGGTTTGAAAATTAAAGTCTGTGACCCTGGGTCACCTTGAAAATTGGTGATATAGGCAACCCCTTTATATTCCCCATATATGCCAGTGTGTGTGCATATTAATAATTTCTTATTTCATTTTCTCTTTCAAAAAACCACCCCATGTGGTACAATTAAACTAGAAAGGAGAATGCGCATGGTTTATTTCAATACAAAGACAAAGAAGCTTTACCAACTTATTGCTACAAATGTAAGATATAATGACATATCTGATAAACAACAAGAGGGTGCTCCTAGTCTATTTAGCAAGGTTGATAAGAACGATCCTATTGTTAAGTCAGGAAAGGCATTTCATATACTTCGTTTTATAGACTTAGTAGATGGAAACACTAAAGATGCTGTTATGATAGTTGAAGCTACAGGTAGTAAAGCGGTTCAATACGTATCTACAGATCCAGAATCTAAAGCAGATCCAGACTTTGCAGTTAAAGTACCTCTTGATTTAGGTTCAGACTTTATTGCAATTAAAGATCCACAAAGCTGGACAGATGAAGAGAGTAAGAAATATGACGGAGAAAAGCAAACAGAACTATCTGCATATGACGAGATAATTGAATTTTCTAAAACAATGTAATTTAATAAAAGTAAGAGCAACAACACCCCACGTTGCTCTTATTTTTAGTTGAAAAAATCTAGTTGGTGGTATATACTTATGCTAAAGGAGGACAAGTCATGAAATTAAAAGTCGAAACAAAAGAACTTGAAACTAAGAATCTAATTGCGATTGGGCAAGAGAAGGATAGTGACAACACTTTTTGTATAATTGACCCACAAACAAATCTTGAAATGGCGTTTCAATTACTACATACTTTGTCATTGCATATCTTAAATGCCTACACTATTTCAGCTAACGGAGGTCAGTTACCTGAGAATCCAACTGAAGAAGAAGCTAATAAGTTAATTGCTATTAAGTCTCAGTTGTATGACACGTATAATTTAGCTGTGTCTTCTGTTTTAGAGCACTACGCCCCTGAGTTTGAACTTAGACCTGACATAACTGCAGATGCTATTGCCAAAGCAGAAGAAAATATTGTTAAAGAAAAGTACAAACATTTATCTCCAAAAGAAAAACAACAAGCAAATCAAAGGATTCAAAAGTTCAAGAATCAGTTATTAAAAGAAAAAGCTTCTAGCAAGGAGCCTAAAGATGAGACTAACAAAGTGTCCTAGGTGTTCATCTTTACTTAGACCTACACCATCTATATCTGGAGCACCATCTACAGACTGGCTTGAATGTTCTAATCCAACCTGTAATACGTATGTTGATACCTACACTCCTATGAAACACCAAACCAGCGTCCATAAAGATTCACACAGAATCATTGGAAACTTTGGATCATACGGTACAGGTAAAACAAAAACATCTGAAAAGGAAATTGAGAAACATATTTTAATTACGCCAGATGCAAACATTTTAGTTGGTGCCAATGTTTCCTCACAATACGAGCAGACAATATTAAGGGACTTCGAGAAATCTTTTCCGGAAGCATTCCTTAAGAATCGTAACGTACAGAAACAATATTTAGATTTTATTAACGATGCCCGCCTTATGCTCCGTCCATTCGATGACCCAGACAAACTAAGATCTAACAATTATTCCTTAGTTGTTATTCTGGAAGCATCTGAAGTTCAGGCGGAAGCCTTTCATCAGTTAAAGACCAGACTTCGTAATACTGCAGGTAGAAGAGTTGTTCCTTCTATTCATGCAGACGAAGGTGATACAATCTATGACTGGCGTAAACTGATCTGCGAGTCCAACCCAGATTCTGGGTGGATCCGTTCGGACATCCTTCAAGTTGCATCAAGCATTCATCAGTTTGGTAGATTCTGTAATGAAGAGTACGACCAATCTGAAGATCAGCTTGACCCAAACATATCTTGTCATGTTGCATCTACAGATGTTAATACGTTCTTACCAGATGACTATATTGAAGTTAATACAAAGAACAAACCAGATTGGTGGATTAAGAGATTTATTTATGGAAGTTTTAAATTCGCAGAAGGTTTGGTATATCCGAACTTTTCTAAATGTATTGTTAAGACTCCAGCTAATATTGTGATTCCACCTAAGTATAAGATTCTTGCTGCACATGACTACGGTTTACAAGACCCATCTACATTCTTATTTGGATTTGTAGATTCAGATAGAGGTAAGTTGGTGATCTACAAAGACATCAGAACTACAGATACTTCTGTTAAAGATCTTGCAGATATGTTTAAGGAAGCAGCTAAAGATGTAGGTATCGGACAATGGTACACAACTCCAATCATTGACCCAAAGAATAATAAAAGAGATTACGATAAAAAGGATTTGATTACACATTATCAAGAATATGGAATCTCTTTTAAACCAGGATATATAAATAGAGAAGCTAGAATCTTCAGACTTAATGACTATATTGAGCAAGGAAGACTAGAAGTTTATGACTGCTGTCAATTCTTAATAAAGGAAATGAGAGAGTGTAAGTTCAAACCGAGAACACTTAACGATAATACTAACGCTAAAGATGTTCCACTTGATAAGAATGACCACTCAATCACTCCACTTGAATGGATGTGTATGGAGCTTCCAGCAGATCCAAAGAAATTATTTTATAATATGTTTGACCAATACGGTCGAGATATAGAAGAAGAGTATAAAAAATATAACAAAGGTGGTTGGCAATTCCAAGAAGATGCTATACCTGCAGGTGGCTTTGAAGATCAAGGTACTACCTTTGGAATCGAAGGAGGAGATTTATTTGGATAATTTTGTTCATTTAATTATTGGAATGTTATTAATGTATCTAATTTTACAGAAACCACTACAGATAACAATCCATCATAAAAATGAAAACATTGTTAAACCGCTACCTGAGAATGCTATTCCCAAAATGTCTGAAGTTTTAAAAGAAACTGATAAGCAAGAAGACGATGCTTATGAAGAGATGGGTAATGTTTTAGGTGAGGTTAACAAAATATTTGGAGGGAGTGATCGTGAATGAAAAAGAATAAAGATATTTATGGTTCAGAGTTACTCCCAGAAGGCGTTTGTTTAAAAGATATTCAAGATAAAATTCGAGACACAAACGCACATTACACAAAGGCAATGCAGAGGATGCGTATATTAGATGGTGCTGATAGAGGAAAAGTGTGGGATGTTGTTAAAGCTAAGTTCCCATCTTATCAATTAACCCCTGATACGAATTGGGTAAATTATATTAAAGATAATTTAGTTGCATCAATCTACACAACAGGGCGTTATGGGGAGCTAATGCCAAAATCAGATGATGATGCTAAGTTATGTGTAGAGTTCAACTCAGCAATGGAAACAATTTGGGACAACATTAAGGCCGAATATTACCAAATGTTAGCTGGTGAACGTTCTGCATTGCTAAATTTAGGAATCACAATGGTTGGTTGGGATAAGAAAATCATTGGTGGAACTAAGAATTATTGGTATAAAGGAGACATCAAGCTTCAAAATATAGATCCAATGAAGTTCAGAAGGGATCCTTATGCCGATGAATTCGACAATGCAGAGTTCTGTTTCTACTTTGATGACTTTGCACTACCTATTATTAAGACTAAAAAGATTTATAAAGATAGAATTGCTGAGTTAGAGAAGGCTTTAGGTAAAGATTTAGGTGGTTACCAAGCAGAAACACAGATAAAAGCTGCTAATGATCGTAAAAGAACTGACGGTTCTAACCAGGATTATCACAGATTAACCTATTTTTATATAATGTACACTGCAGATAATGAAGATGGATTCAAAATTGCAGAGGTGCACCTACTAGATGACAAGTATATCTTGTATTGTGAGCAAGATCATAAGCCAAGAATGTTCCCATTCGCATTATTGTATTGTAATTTACCAGCAGGAGACCTTATTGGAGCTAGTGAACCTGCAAAAATCTTTGGTAATTACTTAACTTATGACTTACTTAACTCAATTTATGCTACATATGCGTATAAAGCACAGCGTCCACCACGTTTTGTTAACGTTCAATCTGGTATAAACCTAAGACAGTTCGCAAAATATGGTAATGATGCAGATAAAACATTCCCAGTTAATGGTGATGCTACGACTGCAGTACATTATGGACAATTTCCACCACTTCCACCAGAGCTTTTACAGATAAAAGCCAATATTGGACAGGATATTATGACTGCATCTGGTATTGATCCTATGTATGCAGGTAAAAATACAGGTTCAGTACAGACAACTGGAGGTATGGAGACACTTACTAACAACACTACTATGCGTGATAACCCAAAAATTGCTTTATATGAGCAATACGCACGTAGAATGACAGAGTTAGTTGTTAATAATCTTATACAATTTGGGGATAAACGTACTTATACTGTTAAAGATCCTATTACACAACAAGTTAAGACAGTAACGTTTGACTTCCCAGAGATAGATGACGATATTAGATTCAGATATAATCTAGATATTCAACCATTCTTACCTAGAAATAAGGCAAGACTTGCTGCTACTGCTGACATGTTGTTAGAAAAACAAGCACAGTATAAACCAGACCCTGAAATTATTACAGTTGAAGAATGGTTATTAATGCAGGACATTCCGTTTAGAGATATGATCTTCAAACGTATGGGTATCCAAAGAAATACACGTATTACTGAACAAGTTGCTCAGACTCTTGAGATGTTTGCTGATCTAGTTGAAGGTGGTATTCCACCAGAAGAAGCAGTTAATACTGTAGCTGCACAATTACAAGCTCAACAACAACCAACTACACTTGGTAATACAGCAGATATGGGAGCTATTCAAGGAATGGTAGAACCTGGTAGTGCACAAGCTGCACAAATGGGTACACCTAATGTAGAAGACATGGGTACTGGAATGCCAATGATGTAGAAAGGAGGTAAAGTATGGGAAGTTTAATTAAAGCTGCTCACAGTAAAGATGGTAAACAAGCATTTGCTATTACTAAAATCGTTAGAGATACTGTAGCAGGTCACAGAACTGATGAAGCAGGTAAAGAAACAACAGATGCTATCGGTGTTGTTGAAAAATATGTTGGAACCTTAGTAGATTTAGAAACAGGCAGAGCTATTAAACAAGATTTCAAAGTTCCTGTAAAAGGTTTTGAATCAGATTGGACTGAAGTTCCTGTTGAAATGGTTGATCCAAGTGAAGCAAATGAATCATCAGGTGATCATGAAGGTGAACGAGTTTAAAAGTAAGGTCAATACTAAAGTATTGACTTTTTATTTTTTTAACTTTATAATGAAACTAGATAGGCATAGGCTTCCAGTGGCCCGTGTAACACTGTGTAGTCTATCTACCTCTGAGAACTCGGCAATCTCATAAGATAGGAGGAAATATAAGTGCCAGAAAATATCGATAATCTTTTATCTGATTTAGGTGTTGATACAAGTGCTTCGCAAGATGCGCCTGCAGATACAGCTGATACTTCAGAACAAGTTAATGCTACAACAGAAACAGATAATACGACTGATGCTGCTGATACTACAGCTAATACTGGGACCAGTGATAAAGCTTCAGACGATGATGAAGATGTTGCAGCAGAGTTAGCTGCTGATAATGAGTTGCAAAATCAGCTTGAAAACCAAAGAGCTAATCAAGCATTTGCGGCTATGCGTGCAGAAAACTCAAAGTATAAAAAGTTTTTACAGACTCTAATGAAAGGTTCGAATTTTGAGGGTAATGAGGAAGCATTCATACAAGCTTTAGAAAATGAAGCTTATAAGAAGCAAGCTCAAATTCAAGGTATTGCTGCTAATCCAGAACTACTTCGTAAGATGGATCAGCAAGAAGAACAAATCAGAGAGTTAACGAAAAGTCAAAGAGATCAAACTTTATTGTTAGGTCTTAAAACTTTACAACAAACGAACAACTTAACGGGGAAGGAAGTTGAGGCGTTTGTACAAAAGGCAATAGAAAATAAAATTGATTTACTTGCTCCTGGTGTTAACTTCAATACACTTTATAAAGGAATGTTCTTTGATGACATTGTTGCAAAGCGTATCGAAGATGAACGTCAAAAATGGATTAAGCAATCAAACAAAGCAGATTCTGCTGCCGTACCAGATGGTAAGTCTGGAAAGAAAGAACCTACCCCAACAGATGTTAAGACAATGGCAGAGTTCGATAGCCTATTAAATACTGTTTCCAAAGAAATAAGATAATGGAATAAAATAATAAGGAGGTAGATATTTATGTTGAATGCTTTAAATCCAGTAGCTGACATTAACAGTTACATTGAATACTTCAATAATCATGGTTATGCAATCAGACCAGAATTATTCTATGATAAGCAATTACTAGATACTATCCGTTTAGATGAAAAACAATTCGTTTTCTACAGATTAGCAAACACTACACCAATTCAAAATAATGCAGCTAAACTACAAATTCGTAGATGGGCTCCATTACAAGCGCACACTGTGCCACTAGATGAAGGAGTTCCACCATTCAGTGATAAAGGTTCTATGGAGAAATATGAAATCAATACTTTCTCATATGGACGTTATATGGAATTCACTGATCGTGTTGACTTCGAAGTAATCGATCCAGTTATCGCACATTATACAAAAGAATATTCTATCGTTGCTATGGAAACTTTAGACTTACTTGCAAGAGATGCTTTAGTTACAGTTGCTTCAGCATTCTATGCAGGACAAGTTGCTAGCTTCCAAAATTTAACTTTAGATAGTAAACCAAGTCTTGAAGACTTAAGAGTTATCGCATTATCAATGAAGAAACAATTAGTTAAACCTCGTAATGGAAATAGATACCATGTAATTGGTACTCCTGATTTCTATTTCGATATGATTGAAGATGCACTTGTTCAAAAGTACATGACTATCAATCAAACTACTAAAGGTTTCTATGATGACATGGGACCTATTCCTCCAATGTTTGGATTAGAGTTCTATGAAACAATGCATGTAGATAACAGTGGTGAATTCCATGCAATTATTAATGGTACTGAAGACGATTATTTATTAATCGCTCGTATGAATACTAGTACTAATCAAATGGAATATAAAACTATCGATGCAACTACTTATAAAGTTGCTAAGTTAGATCCACAAGGTAACCCAGATAATTATGTATATGATTCAAGAACTGGACAAAAAGCTTCTTATATTCCAAACTTAAAACATTGGGATTTAGATGCTTACAACACTACTGCTGGCGATGGCAATGGTGATTGGTATGAAATGAAAGTTGACAGAATCTTCGTACTAGGAGCAGACTGCTTAACTAGAACTGAGATTGCTGGACACGGAAATGCTAAGATGTATGTTAAAGCACTAGGATCTGCTGGTGTATTAGATCCTATTGATCAAAGACAATCTATCGGATTTAAGATTGATAGCGTAGGTTTCGGTTCAACTAGAACTGAAGCAGTAGCATTATACTATTGCGTACCTACTCAATTAAACGCAGATTTTAACTAAGATCTGTAACTGATAGGAGGAAACAAATATGGCTAATAAAAAAGAAACCATTGACGAGTTCGTTGATGAAGTTGTAGAAGAAGTAGCTCCTAAAAAAGAGACTACTAAGAAATCTGTTGAAGTTGCACATGAACACAATTTCAATAAGACTGAAGCTAAACGTAAAGGTTTAGTACAACATTACAGAAATGAGCCAAAGGTAGCTGTGAGTATCTCACCATTCTATGCACCATATTTAGGAAATGTTGTAAGACAAATCGTAAATGGAATTGTAGTAGATGTACCTTGCGATGGTCAGACTTATTATATTAACGAGACTCATGCTTCTCATATAATCACAAAGATTAAAAGAGTAGATGCAATGATATCTCGTCAGAACAAAGCCGGAGATGTCAAAAATAATTTTGAATATTCTCCTGGTCAATTACATATTTAATTACGAAAAGCAGGAGCGTCACACAATACTTCTGCTTTTTATTTTATGTAAAGGAGGTTAAACATGGAAATTAAAAAGTTAGTAGATACAATAAACCGTACTTACATTAGTTCTGATTATCTTAGACAACCTGATATTTATTATTATATGGATAGAGTTATAGATGATATTAATGAAAACTTACAAGCAAGCTTCCCTACATTTTCTGAATGGGAAGATTTTGTTGAAGAATATAATAAACAGTTTAATTTACCGTATGTAGAATCAGATGAAACAGAATCTGTTGAAGTTCCAAATCCAGATGCAGAATATCATAATTGGCAACGCATAGGTTCCCATACACAACAAACTAGTTTAAACTTAAATGTTACTTTTATTACAGAAGCTAGATATGGTGCACCTTTATCAGATCGTAAGCATCGAGTATTAGAAATACGACAAATAATAATGTTCAATGCTAGCCGTATTCAAATAACTGGTAGCACCATGTATGCTACATATACTACAACTTATTGTAGCCCAATCCAAATATCAGGTGATCACACATATTACCCTAGTCAAGTTCTTAATCACGGACAGTTAATTATTGAACAACCTGAAGGAGCTGCTAAAACTGTTAATATTACATCTACTGCATATGATAATTATATGCGAATAAATGGTACATATAGCGGTACTATTACATTACCAGCAATACCAGAAATTATAAATGTTCCACAACCTGGTCTTGCACCTAGACCACCTAGACCACCTAGACCACCTAGACCTAGACCTAGACGTAAACCAGTTCCAATGCCACCACAACATGTATATGAAAATCAAAAACTTTGGGCAGACTTTGGTCCTAAAGATAGAACTGTATATGATGCTTTTCCAGATAAGTATCTTCGTAGTGTTGTTGCATTAGGTGCTGCTTTATATTATTATGAAGCAGATGAAGAGGGTGAACAAATTGCTATGGATTATCAACGTAGATATGAACAACAATTATTCTATATGGTAAGAGATTATCAGATGTTAGTTCCACCTATGTATCAAAATAACTTTGGAGGTTATATCGACTTCTCACATGAACGTGAATTAGGTCCTCATAACTTACATCCGAGAGGAGTGGTAATGCGTGGCTACAACTCAAGAATTCTATAGACTTCGTGGTCGTAATGTTAGATTCTCTACACAATTACAAAGTTTATATAAAGGAATGTATTTAACAAATCAAAACATTCCTGAAGGCTTTGCAAAAGTATTAGTTAATTATGACATTGATGATACTGGAGCTTGTATCAAAACTAAAAAAGGTAGAAACTTGCACGTTGCTATACCTTATGCAGGTTATCACAATCTTGGTAAGATGCATATAACAGATTACATTTATACTTATAACAGTGAAGTGAATGAAATCGAAGACATAAAAGATCTTATTATGAGCTTTGGTACTTATGATACTTTAAGAAACCAACTTAAAGATTATGTATTACCAGATACAACAGCATCTAATTTATTAGATACTCCTATATTTGTATCTAAACAATATATTAAAACAGATACAAATATTTATGATGATCAACAACAAATCATTGAACCTGGTGAAATAACGGAACAAACAATAGATAGTGGATGGGCATTATATTGTAACAAAGGTGCAGAGGAATTCCACATAATAGAAAATGAAGATGTTGGATTTATTACTGCACGTACAATTAAAAATGCTTATGCTTTTGATAAAAAGATTGTTAGAGATCTTGGTTTACCTATTAGTACAGTACTAGCAAATGAAGTGTATGCTTTCTCAGCACCTAAAATAGAGTTTAATAATTATCCACCAAATACTGAAAAGAACAACTTTAGTGCATTATCTAATGCAGTATTAACAAAATTTCAAATTTATAATACAGGTAATGGTTATAAATTAAGAAGAGATGTTATTGAACCTAAAAAAATTAATCCGACTGAAGCACAAAACACTGGATTTAATATGTTATCTACTTCACCTTTCTTGTTGGAAGATGTTAGTGGTGGTGCTCCAAGAATACTAGGTGCACTAGTATATCCTACAAGCGATTCAGATATTCCAATACTTAGTTATGATGTTGGTGGTACTTATGCTATGCGTGTATACTACCAATATCAAGTTTCTGGTACTGCTTATAAATATAAATTAGAAGTATTAGATGCCAATAAAACAGATGCTGAATACTCAGTAGTAACCGATTGGACTTCATTTACTTCTGGTGATCCTTTGTGGATTCCTATTACACCACCATATATGAAGACTGAATATCGTATAACAATTCGTATAGGTGATCAAACAGCAACTGAAAGTAGATTACCAAAGCTTATCGATTGTGAACCAAATAATTATAATAAATTGGAAAATAAAGAATTCGATTTGACTACTGCAAAAGGTATGGTCAGTTGGTTAGGTTGTATTGGAGTGTATGGTGTTAAAGATGCATCAAATACTATATTCTTCTCAGATGTAGAAGATCCTAGTTATTTTCCATTCCCAAACAACACTGTAACATTTGATAATGAAATTCTTGCAGTATATAATTACTTAGACATGTTATTAGTAATAACAACAGATAGTATTATATTAGTTGTAATGGGTGGTTCAATAGCTACATGTACTCAAAGAAAAGTTATGGCAAATATATTCATTCCAGAAATAGATGCTGTGAATGTAGTTATATTAAAGGATCAAATATTCTTTAAGACAGATACACAATTCTATGTATTAAAACCAAACACTTATACATCAGATGCTACAGATTTAAAAAACTTTACAAATTCTACTGCAGTTGCAAACTATACTATTCACTTTACTGCAGAAACAGTTAATATACTTAATAAAGTTTATAGAAACTTATGGTATGCTGAATCTGCTGAACGTAGAAAGATAGTACACTTTACAGACTTTGATGTATTAAACGTTGAAAGTGTTGTTAAGAATGAAGAAGTACATTATGTACATACTTTATTACCATATATAGAAGAAAAAACATTTGGTTATTTAAATCTTCATTTAGTGTATAACACTGTTACAAGATCTTGGCGTATGTATATGATAGGCGTTGGTGACGAAAATGTTTCTTATACTGCTAAATTATATAGAAATAAACAATCAGGTGCTTTCTATGAAGTTATACCTTACAATCTAGAAACTGAATCTAATATATTAATTGTTAAAGAAGCTTTAAATGGACGTGATGATAATGTTGTACATAATGATTGGCAATTAACACCATACTATAATAATTATAATTATTTAGATACTGGTATTGTTGCAATTAATGATGTACCAAATAAACGTTTTAGAGAATTACAAATGAATATTGTTAGTCATGAACAAAGCAAAATTAAATTTTATGCTGATATTAAGATTGATAATAAATTAAATATAGATTCAACTGAATATGAAGTACAACATATAACAGATCCTTTAGATCCAGAGTATGGTTTGATATATGTAATACCTACAGCTACAGATGACTATCATAAAATTATAACTGCATATGGCGACACTACTTTAGAAGATGAAGATCAAGAACTTGTTAAATATTGGGAAATTGATTTATCTGCTTTTCCAGATTTGGAAATGGCTACTATTAAATTAAAATTATTTGGTAAAGGGCGTAGAGCATCATTCCAAGCATTGTGTACTGATTTAAAAAATTATGAATTAAGCACATTCACATGGGTTTACCGTATAATGAATGTAAGATAAGGAGGGATAATATGGCAATAGAAGGTTTAAAATTTACTCCTAAATATGTTAGACAAGAGTCTGATTTAGAATATGGAGAAAAAGTTACACATGAAAATTATAATGCTAAGTTGAATCTTAACACTACACAAGGTGATTATAATACTGATGTATTATTTAAATTGCTTAACAGTACTAATAGAGATGACACTTATCACATTCCGTATTTAGATGCAGACGTTGAAAGAATAGATGATAATGTTGAATCTGTTGTTCGTGAAGTTAATGATATTAAAGATGATATTACTGATATAGATTCTGGTATTACCACTATTAATCAAAACATTACTAATATAATAAATGGAACTACAGTTGTAGAACATGCACATGAAGCTGATTCTTTAGCTGGATCTTCTACAGCAGGTGCTAATAAATATTATGGTACTAATGATCAATCTGTTCCTGGGTTTTATAATACACCAGACTTTATATATGCTGTTGATATGGAATCTTCTACTAATGTAGATGGTGTTTATTATATTCCTGCACTAAATTCTGTTGCAGAAGTTATGTTAACACCAGAACTTCGTGAAAAAGTTAATAGAGAAACTATTACAGATTATGATTATTTAACAAATAAACCTAGTCTTAATGGTGTAACAATATCTGGAGCCAAAGTAAGTTCAGACTATGGATTACAATCTGCAGGTAATTATGTAACAGACACTGCATTAGCTGGAATATTAACAGATTATTATACAAGTACACAAACAGATACTGCTATTTCAACAGCTTTAAATGGTATTGCTACAGAATCTTGGGTTAATACTCAACTTAATAATTATGCTACTACTACTGCATTAAGTAATGTTGCTACTGTTGCAAATGCTGCTGCCAATGTACAAGTTGGCAGTACTTGGACAGGTACGCCTAAAACTGGAGATATACTAATTACACTATAGGAGGTTGCTTTTATGGGAAGATATGATAAAATAAAAGTATATAATAATGGTTCTTGGCATACCCCAAATAGAATACGTGTGTATAAAAATGGTTGGCAGGATCTAGGTACCAATGATTCTTCTAATACACAAGCACTGTATGTTAGACATAATAATCAATTCAAACGTGCTACATTAAATAAGAAAACAACTACAACTGTTACTGATAAGTGGGCACTTGGTGGTTTTACTGCATTACCAGAAAATGGATTTAATTCATGGCCAGATAATGGTAGACCATTTAAGTTTTCAATAGATAGTATGAAAAAGACTACTAATGATGCACAAGTGCGTATATTCCATTTTTGGACTAATAACTCTGGTAGTTATATAAATATTGTTTGGGATACCGATGGTTATGTACGCGCACACTTTGGTTATGCAGGAGCTACTGAAAGAGTTGTAACTTCTGCAGTACCAATATATGCTAATCAAGCTGTTAGTTTATCTTTAGAAACTTATAATAACACTTATGGTGCTTATTGTGGCATGTCTCTTAATGGTAACTGGTCTGGTGGATATGTTAATAGTATCAGTTACGGAAATGCCAGTAATGCTGTAGGTGATGGTAATATACAATTTAGAGGAAACTTAAGAATTTCAGGATATGATAGTGGCGGTGGTGCACATAGTGTTGCATTTAATACTAGTGATGCAGCGACAGGAAGCACATCACAATATAGAAATCTTACACATCAACAAACATCAGTAACCACTACAACGTGGGAATAGGAAGGAGGAATATTATGGCAAGATATCCTATTAAACAATTAAAAGATAAAAATGAATTACCATTCTTTCCATTTAATACACTTGAGTCTGTATTGGTGGATGGAACTGGTCAAAACTTAGCAGATGTTTTAAATAACATTTATACTAAAACTGAAGTTAATACTATGTTTGCTACTGAATTAAGTAAGTTCAGTGTGTATCCAACACAAGCAGATCTTCCACATACTGCTCGTGATGGTGCAGTTGCTGCTACAAATGAAAACAACGTATATATAATGTATATGTATTATAGTGGTGCATGGCGTGCACTTACACAAAAAGGAGATAAAGGAGATACTGGTGCAACGGGACCAACGGGACCAACGGGACCAGCAGGACCTCAAGGTGTTCCAGGTGAACGTGGCGCAACAGGTCCTACGGGAGCTACGGGTCCAATAGGTCCAATAGGACCTCAAGGCCCAGCAGGTCCAGCAGGTGCTGCAGGTAGGGACGGTTATGTTCAATATACAGCTGGTGATGGTATTGATATAACTAATGATACTATTAGAACTAATATACCAGAAATTACTATTGCTGCATCTCAAGTTATTAGTACTGATCCTTTACAAGTACAATTAAATCAAAGTCAAATGAATATATTAACTGGAGGAAATACTCCTGCTATTTATATTAATGGTAGTGCTATTGGTCCTTTGCTAGTTGGTTATATTTATTTAAATTCAGAAATTAATGCTCGAGGACTAGATCACGTCAATTATGTTTTAGATTATCCTTTTTATGATAATACTGGAGTTGTTACTTCTTATTCAAAAGGATTAATTGTGTTAGATAAAACAACAAGTATAGCTACTTTTTCAACTTATGAATTTAATAATACTTCATCTGATATTAATTACTATGAGTGGAATGGTGAATATACAGGTAATGAAGCTATGTTCCAAGAAATTTATGACAAAATTGTCAATAATGAAGCTGTTGTTGTAAAGACAACAGCACGAATAAGGTTTGATTATTATTTAAGAGAAAACGTTTCAGCTTTTGTGTATTCAAAACCAACATTTATTGGAACAACTTATGGAAATAGTAATGAGCCTATTTTACTTGCAAATGTTACACTTAATAATATCTCAACAAATCTAGATGAAGCAACAGCGTATGGACTTGCTGGTATTTATTTCCAATTAACAAATGGTAGCGTAAGCAATATTCAACGATTTTCACAAATTAATTACCATTTGCCAGCAAAATCTATGGTTGATAATTATGAAAAGCAAGTTGATCCTAGATTCAAACACGTTTTAACAACAGACAACACAGCAAGTTACACACCAACAGCAGACTATCATCCAGCAACAAAGAAATATGTAGATGATAAAACTTCTACAGCTGCAGTACCTGTAAATAGTGTTGATGGTACTCAAGAAGCTAATATCCAAAATGAAGACGGAGAAGTATTAATTAATAGTGAAGATACTGATCAAGGTACTCAAGCACAAATATCAGTTAGGAGAGCTACTATTCAATTAGCTGCAACTAATGGAGTTAAGGTTGCTACCCCAGTGGCTAATGATGATGTAGCTAATAAAAGTTATGTAGATAATTTAGTTCCTTATTCTCTAGGTTTTCCTACATATGATTTATCATCAGAAACATGGCCAGCATACAACTGGACAAGTCAGTATAGACCGGGTGGAGCTTCGTGGCAAACTGCAACTGCTACTTCGGTATGGAATTGCTGGTACGATATGTATCAAAAAGGAGCAAAAACTTTTATTGGATATACTGGAGTTACTCAATTCCCATTTATCTATCCTGATCCACAAAATATATCAAATTATGAAAATAGAACTGCTAATGGTACTACTAATTTCGTGTTTAAAGTACAAATAGATAATATTGTGCCAACAAGCAGTGCACCTGCAGTAGTTGGTTATATTTCTGCAAGCTTTACAGTTGAATGGGATGCTGATAGAAACTTTTCTAGAGTATCTACATCTGGAGGTTCTATGCCTCAGTGGTGGTATACTGGAGCATATAGTATAATTGATATGGCAGGAAAAACCCATTATACAGTTGGAACAAATACTAATAGTGACTATCAACCTGTTTATAAAAAATGGGTTAACGATAATTTCCTAAATAAAGAAAATACTACTTCATTTACTCCATCAGCAGACTATCATCCAGCAACTAAAAAATATGTAGATGATAGTATTCCTACAGTTCCAACAAAAACAAGTGATTTAACAAATGATAGTGGTTATATTACAGAAAGTGCCTTATCTGAGTTTGGTAAAATATATTATCTTGAAAATAATACTAGAAACAATAACCCATTTGATCTATCAGGATTAAGTAAAGGGCTTTATATGTTTGAACCACCTACAAGTTCCAATGATGCTGTTTATATAAGTTACGGAGAAAGTAGTAGAGGACAACCTATGAGTCTATATCAACCTGGAATCTTATTTGTTCCAGAAGACGTTCAACCTTATGAATCACATAATTATTCTAATGGTGATATGTTAGCATACTATTATACCTTAGGTTCAGGTAGTGGAGAAACTACGATATCCTATGTTACAAAAATTGTTTATAGTACAACTTATTTACACCATGTCGATACAGTAGGAACTATTTTTAATGAATTAAAGTTTGTAACATTATCAAGAGATCAATCTATTGGTGGAGTAAAAACTTTCAGTTCTTTACCACAACTCTTTAGTTATCAAGCCCCTACAACAAATACACAATTTACACCTAAGAAATATGTAGATGAAAAAATAAAAGCTACATTGTACGCAGAATCTGGTTTAAGTGAATTCGATGAGTCTATTCAATATGGACTTGGTGCATATGTGTTACATGAAGGCAGTATATATAAACATAACATTGCTTCACTATATCCACAAATTTGGGTAGCTGCTAATTGGGATGTAAAAACTTATTTAGAATATTTACAAGATACTTTAACAAGTAATGCATAAGGAGGGTTAAAATGAAATATGATGACATCGTAACTTTCGTCATGGTATTGTTGGCATTATGTGGTGCTATTTCAGTTATAGGTGGAGTAATTAATTTATTCCGTAACTGGAAAAAAGAAAGTAAAATACTTGCACATGAAAACCAATTACAAAATCACGAAAACAGAATCAAAGCATTGGAGGTATCCAAAAGCGATCAAGAAGCATACATCAAAGTAATGTGTAATACACTCCTTGCTTTGGTCAGTCATGAAATCAATGGTAATTCTGTGGATAAACTGAAAGAAGCACAAGAAGAATTAAAAGAATTCTTAATAAATCGTTAGGAGGAAATATGAAGAAAGCATGGAGTGATATTAAATCATTCGTCACTGTCGTAATGACCTTAGCATTCATTGCATTTACGGCATTAAAGTACATAACTGGAGAGCAATTCTATACTGTCTTTCAGTTAGTTATTGCTTTCTACTTTGGTACTCAAATAGAAAAGTTAAGTCAAATGAAAGAAGAATTAAAAACTTTAAAAGAAGGTGGTGATAATAATGGAGAATGAAGTTAAAGAAGAAGTAGTTGAAGAAGAAGTTGTATCAGTAGGAGATGCTGATGAAGTAATTAATGAAGTAGAAGAGGAGGTAGAGTAATGAAAGCTCAAGAATTAATTAACAGAGTCCGTGATGCTGCAGTTAATCATAAGACTCTATATGTGTATGCTTGTTTTGGTGCACCATTAAATAATGCTAATAAACAAAGATATACAAATAACTGCGATTATAATAGACAAGCTAGTAGAAGAAATAAAATTAATGCTGCTAGTTCAGATACTTTTGGATTTGACTGTGTTAATTTAATCAAAGGAATTCTTTGGGGTTGGAATGCAAACTTAAATCATATCTATGGTGGAGCAGTATATGGTTCTAATGGATGCCCAGATACAAACGCTAATGGAATGTTTTGGGATTACTGTTATGATCAAACTAATGACTTTTCAAATATAATTCCAGGTGAATTTGTTTGGATGGAAGGACACATCGGTGTTTATATCGGTGGTGGTTTAGCAGTTGAATGTACTCCAATTTGGAATGATGGTGTTCAAATTACTGCAGTAGGAAACATCGGATCTAAATCTGGTTATGCTACTAGAACTTGGACATCACATGGTAAATCTAAATTAATAGATTATTCTGTACAACCTGAACCACCTAAACCAGAACCAACTCCAGAATTAAAATATAAAATAGACGACCATGTAATTGTAAGTGGTAGATTATTTGGTACTGCTAATGGAGAAAATCCTGGTAAAGTTGTAGATGGATTAGATACAATAGTTACTAGAACAGCACCTGGTAAACCATATCCTTATAATTTTACAGGTGATATTGGTTGGGTAAGTGAAGATTCAGTAAGTCTTGCTACCCCAGCACCAGCTCCAACTACATTACAAGTTGGTGACACTGTTGAAATAGTTGGTGAAGGAAACGGTTCTAGTTATGGTGATTCTAATACTGCTTATGGAATTGGTTATGTAAGACAAATTCTAAAAATTTGGGATGGTAGAGAATTCCCATACCAAGTAGGAAATGAAACAGGTACTACAGGATTCTATAAAGCAGAGGCTCTACAAAAGAAATAAGGTGGTGAGTTTAAATGGCTAAATATATACAAACAAAACCCAAGAATAAACAAGATAAGAAAATGAAAACAACTTATAAAACTGCAAACGACAATATCTATGATATCTATCAAGAAAAAAGTTCAGGTAGATATTACATTGTCGATAAAAAAGGTAAAGCAAGTTATTTTCAAAATCCAAATGCTATAAGCACTATTAAAACAAATAAACCAATGACTATTTGGAAAGATGGTCCTGGAGGTTATAATTATAATTCAAGTACCACTACTAAAACAACATCTGGAGGCGGTGGTGGCGGAAGCACTGGCGGCGGTGGATACGTTGGCGGTGGTGGTGACTTTGGTGGTGCTCGTTATGATGCAGATATCGCAGGTTTAAGAGAACAGTTAGAAGCTTTAGCTCATCCTAAAGTTTGGACTCCAGATGAACTTGCTGAAATATATGGTGTAAAAGATCAATACAATATGGATTATCTTTTAAAACAATATAATGATGCAACTAATAAATATTATACTGATGCTATCACAACACAAGAAGATGCTAATACAGATGCAGAAAAAAATAACTCTGCTTATGCAAGTTCCTTATTACGTAATTATATTAATAGTTATGCGAATGCAGCACCTACGGCTGTTGGTAAAGGAACACTTGCAGCTAATGCATTAAGTACACAACTTGGTGCAGATAAATCAAATGAAGAAGCTAGTGCTAATTTAAATAGTATTATTAACTCTTATAAAGAAGCTTGGAATAGTGAACTTGCTCAAAACAATCTTAAAGCTAGACAAGATTATAATAACTTAGGTCTTTGGTTAACAGATCATGGAACATCACTTAATGCTGCTAGCGTTCAAAATTATATTAATGAGTTAAAAGCACTTGAAACTTATTATGCTGCTGCACGTAATGCACAAAGTAATTTAGCTAGTACTGCTGCATCTGCATATCAACAAAATGCTAACGCAGCATTGGCAAATGGTGCTGCTGCTAGAGAAGATGCTATGAGACAAATCTATAGATGGAAATATGGAGACACTAATAATAATTGGGAAAAAGCATATAACCAAACTAATAGAGATGAAGCTACAAAATATATAAATAATGTAAGCGCATATTAGAAAGAGGTGATTAAATGTATACAGCCGCACTTGTAATAGGTCTTATTGGAGCAGGTATGTTAGGTACAGGTATATATTTACAAAATGATAAAAATAGTAAATATAATCCAAGTAACGTATCTAATTACAATAAAGCTCAACAAAAATTAATGAAACACGCTAAAACTACAAACACTAAAGAGTTTGAAGATTATTTACGTGATGCGTCTTATCTTGGATATCTTAATGGAGATACTCATAAAAATGCAATGCAGGCTTATTCTAAATTAAAATCATATGACTATGATGTTGGTAAATTAAATAACAAAGAACGTGAAGCTTTAATGAACATGTATGACCAACTTTATAAAGGTGATGGTAATTTTAGAAACGAAATAAATAAATATTACGCAAACCTTACTGATGAAGATAAGATGGCATTCTTAGATGGTGTAATATCAAGCTCTGCTTCAGTACCTGCACCAGCATATTTAGATACTTCTTTTGATAATTATCAAAGAGATGTTGCACCTCTTAAACTTTGGACTAATAAAGAACTTGCAGATCATATGAATATTGATTTTGATTTCGACAATATTTTAAAAGATTATGAAAATGCGGCACAAGCTAAAGTAGACTATAGCACTTGGCTTTCAGATTTAGCTGCTAACAATAGTGAAAGAGAAGACGCTTATAATCAAACTTCTTATTTAGATGCTATACGTAATGTTAAATCAGATGCTATAATAAAAGGAATGTCTAATGGAGCTCGTGCTGCTGCAGAAGTTGTAGCTAATAAAGAAGCGATTCAAAATAAAGTTAATGAACAACAAGAAACAGCAACACAACGTTTTGAAACAATGAATGATTCATTATTAGAACGTGCGCAAGCTGCTATTAATGCTAGAGGAATGTATCAAAATTTAGCTAAAGGACTTGGAACTAATGTAGATGAGTTATATAATAATGATGTTGCAAGACGTGGACAAGACTTACTTACAAATGCAAATCTATATGCAGCAGATGAAAATTTACGTTCTAATAGAATGGCACAAAATAATTTAATGGCTGCAATGTATAATGCTGCTAGTGCACAAGCTACTGCTGCTGCTAATAGTAAAGAAGATCCTTTATGGTATTTTAAAAATATCTCAATGCCAGCAAATGATTATAACTTTGGTAAAGCTGTTAATGATTATATTGATCTTGGTTATACACAATCCACTGGATATCAAGATATCTTTAATAAATGGGGAGCAGGTGGTAGATAATGTTAAACGATGTACAGTTTTTAAACGATGTTAAACCGTTAGCTAATGTACGTAAATTAAATGATGTATTACCATTAAATGATGTTCAGGGGCTACGTGATGTAGCTCCTATTTCTTTAGTTAATAGTTATACTACACCACGTGTTATCAATATGCGTCCCGAAAAAGCAAACTCTTTATTAGATGTGATATTAAGTAAAACACAACGTGATGAGCTTTTAGACGAATCAAATTATTTTTACAATCTTAAAGATGTTCCTGTAATAAATTTATTAGCAGGAGCTGCTTATCATGAATATGACGCTTTTGTTAAACCAATCATTGATAATGGTTTAACTAATAAACAAGGTTATAAAGAAGTAGGTCTAAATACAATGATAGAACTATCAGAAGATTTAGATATTTTTTCTAACCTTATAAAATCACAAAGTCCATTAGCAGGTGGTGAATTTGGATCTGTAAGAACTTTCTTAGATGCTTTGGGATATAGTGGAGAACGTGCAGTATATAATTATGATACTGGTAATTTTTTATCAGATGTGTTTCTTGAAACTATTTCTGACCCATTAACTATAGCTGAATTGGGTGCTGGTGCACTTAAAGGCATTGGACAGGAGACAGCAGAAGCAGCTGTTAAAACAGCAGTTAAAGAAACTTCTGAAGAAATAACTGAACAAGCTGCGCGAGATATAGCTGAAGGTACTTTAAAAAGTGTCATACAATACGGTGATGATGTTCCATATCAAACAATATTAAAAAATATAAATAAAAGAACAACAAAAGAATTATCAGAAAGTGTATTAAAAGAAGCTACACAATCTGCAGTAACAACTGTATTGAAATCAAAAGGCTATAGATTATTTATGAATGCTTCTATATTAGGGGCAGGTGTAAACAGTTTTGATAGTGCTTTAACAAATGCAATAAGATATGCAACACCTGCTGGATTACCAGCAGACTTATTACACATTGGTGTTCAAAAACTGGGTAATGCTATTAAAAACACAATCGCAAATTCTTTAAATAATGTAGATGAAAGAATTGCTTTTGTTAAAGATGCTAAATATAGAAAAGCTGTTGGTGAGGAAGTATATAAAAACGCAGCATTACAACAAACAATATATAAAAATGACCAAATATATTTTTCTTATCTTGGTATAGATCCTACTACTTTTCAAAAAGATTATGAAGACTTTTTGTTTAAAAATAATATTGATTTGCTTAGTGCAGATTTTGAACTTTATGGTCCCCCACCAAATTTTGAAGTAAACCACAATAGTATTCAATATCAATTTTTAGAATATTTATTAGATAAACATATACCAACAGATGGACTAGATGTTCTTGCTGTTAGGTCTTTAAAAGATAAATTTTCTAATGGTTATTTAGCATTAGTTGGAGGAATTCCTGAAAGTTTTAAGCAACTTACTGTAGCTCCTACTCAAATTTATAATGTGTACAAAGAATTACAAGAAGCAGATATGAAGAGTATTGCAAATTCTTTGGAGAATTATATAAAAGCACATTCTAATGATCTTGTTTCAACTTATGATTATATAGATAAAGAACTATTAAAAGGTTATGGATTAGAAAATTTTGAAAAATATCTAACTGATTTATTATCTACACGTATACTAAGTAAAGAAGACTATATAAAACTTAGTCAATTACTTGAATCTTTAGGTTTATCAACAGATAACTTTAAAGAAATAAAAGCTATATTAAATTCTAATTTAACAGACACTGAAAAGAATAAAGCGTTAAAAGAATTAATAGCTCGTACAAATAAAAATGCAAACATACTAACTGAAAAAGACTATGATAAACTATATAAAGAAGCTAAAAAGCGTGTTGATAAAAATAACAGAAAACAGATAAACAAAATATATAATACAAATCTAACTGAAGCAGAATATGCTCCATTTAAAAATATGGAACAAGCTATAAAAGCATTAGAAAATAACCAAGAAATAGAACACGCATTATCTTATATAGAATATACTCTTAAATCACAAGAATTTGTAGACTTAGAAACGTTTGTAAAAGAAAGTGATTTACTTTTAAAAGATTTTGATTTAAGAGAAATAAAATATTTAGAAGATAAAAAACTTGCACCAATAGATTCACTTAATAATATCCGACATCACATAGAAAAAACAAAAGAATTCATAAAAGAAACTGACACATTATTTAATGATTTAAAAACAAATCCTGTTAGAGCATCTTCTGAAATTATAGATTGGTATAATAATCTTGATACTGTTCGAAGACAATTAGACGGTCTTAGATTTGCAACTATAAAAGTTGGGTATGCACCAGCGGTACAAATGCGTAATACAATTAATAAAATGTTAGATGCTATTGATGTATTATTATCTGATGAGTTTGTTGAACCAGCATGTTTATATATAAATAGTGTAGATAACATGACACACAAACAATTATCTAAACTAGGAATGTTTACACAAATAAATCAACACGTACATATGGAGAGTGATCCTGCAACACGTGAATTATTAGTACAATTATCTAATCCAAAATCAATATTGCGTACTGAAACTGTTCCACAATTTATTAATGTTTTACAAAATGCTGGACTTTATACACAAGCTGATAATGTTTATAAAGTTTTATCACAGATAGATACTACTACACATTTAAATGAATTATTAAATACAAAATTACCAACAACATTTAAATTAAAAACATCAACAAACGATGAATTAGTACATATTGTATTCGATTCAATTATTAATCATAAACAATATTCTGTTTCAGATATGTTACTTTCGAAACAAATTACAGATTTAACAGACCCTGCACAGAAAGAATTGTTTGATAGAATAAAAGTATCAAAAGTATTAAATGATGATTATTTAAATCCTATTGCTAGTACTCCTTATGATAGAGTTTTAAATGAAATAAATTCACATATAGATAAAACAGCATTAATAAATAAAAATTTTAATGCTGCTGAAATAGCTGAAATAAAACTACATTGTCAAAATCTGTTAGATGTATATTTAGATAAACAAAAATCTATATTAGACTTTGTTCCTAACATGACTCTTGCTTCTTTATACAGCAAAGACACTATAGATATGTTGGATTTAACAAATAAAATGCGTTATATTATAGGTGAAAATCCTAACGTTACTGTTCAAGAACTTAATTTATTTGAAACATTCCAACAAGAATTTAAAAACTTTGCTGAGGCTATTCAACTTGGTATTGATGATATTCAAAAAATAAATAGTAAGATTGAAGAACCTTTAAATAAAGAAATGTTAGCACGTAGATTCAGACAGATGTCTGAACAATACAATTTATACTCTGCATCTATTGCTTCAGGTATGTACACCACCAGTGATTATCTAAAACCAAGTGCAAAACATTATCATATTAATGATATGTTTGATTGTAACAATATTGAAAAACAATTATTGTCTGATAGAATACAAACTTATGCAGATGTATTACATGAAGAATATAAATATAATCAAGAATATTTACAAAAAGTTAAACAGGCTTTAATAGAAACATATTCTATGCCACACACTTTATATGCACCTATAGATCCAAATACTTATTTTAATAGTTTAACTGAGCAACAGTTATTAACTTGGGAAACTATTACTAAAGGAAATTTAAGTGTTAGAAATAGAAATAATTACTATGCTATTTGGGATAATCTTAATAAAATACAAGATGCAAATAAAATAAACAATGCTATAAATGATCAATTAGGTTTTATAGAAAGTTTATTAACAGACTCTCCAGTAGTAAGTGATAATACTATTGCAGACATAGCAATAACAGCTAGAAATGCTGATGCAATACAATATGCAAATAGACCTATTGATGCACATTTAAAAAGGACATTACATAGTATAGATGATTTAGGTGCACAACGTTATCAGATAGATAAACTTATAGAATCAGATATAAAAACAACAGACAGTGTAATAAAAGATATTGTTGATATAGAAAACACAGACATACTTGCTTCCGATACTTCGTTTGAAATACCTACTGTAGAAAAAGAAAAACTTAACGTATATAATCTACCAGATGATGCTTTATATATCTATAATCAAGATGATTTAGATAAGTTAACAAAAAAGACATATGGTTATGAATTAGTAAAACAGAATAGTCAAATGGCAATGTATGCTGAACGTAAAATAGGATTAGCACGTTCTATAAATGAGTGGTCTGCTGAAGAAATTGCAGCACACATTCAACAACAAACACCTGGTGGTTTGGTATTTTATAATAACAATATTATAAGAACTATTAACAACGATGGTTCTGTTACTTGGTCTGGTTTTACTAATCCTTTTAATTTTAGTAAAGAAGAATTAGATAAAGCAGGTTTAAAAATAAAGAAAGTAACTGTTGAAGGTGAAGGAGACTGGTATTACTTTGCATTAACAAATAACAAACAACATAAAATTAAACCACAATATGTTGAAGCACATTATGCATATCCAGAAATTCAAGAAAAATATAATAATATATTTAGAAAACATGGTATATATCTTAATGCATACGATGAATCAAACGTACCTATTAACTATATAACTGCTGAAACTTTAAATAAAGAAGCTTGGGAAAACTTTATCGAAGAAAATCAAGATTTCTTTGGTGCAGAGTTGACACAAAATATGTATCAAAAATACAGTTTTATAGGTAGTAATAACTTTTTCAATAAAAGTTATAACAGATTAAACATTACTGTTGTTGGTGGGTATGATGCATATCATTTATGGAATACACGTTTTTCTACAGACTATATTCCTAACAGTTTCTTAATGTCTCGAAATACATTATCAGGTATGTTGTCTTCAATAAATCGTTCTAATCGTATAAACAAATACATAACACTGTTCTTTAATAGTGATTATGAATTAACCAATCCTTTATTAGAAAAGATGTTTAGTGAATCTAGTGATCAAGATATTAAAGAATTCTTTAATAAAGGACAATATAAAGTAGCAGTATTAAAACAAGACCGACATAATTTACCAGTTGTTAAACAGTTTGTTGTAAATAATAAACACTCTTTGAACACTGCCAAATCTTTAGGTGCCGTAATGGTCCCTAGTGCAACCTTTGGAAGTATGGTTAAAGTTGTTAACAACAGACAAATGACAAATAATTTATTAGATATTTATAAACGTGTTGTTCCAAGTACTTATAAATCAATGTATTTATTTACTGCTGGATTCCCATTCCGTAACGGTATCGATTCTTTACTATTTAAAAACATGAATGAACTCGGTGGACTTGAAGCATTCCCAGAGGTTATACGTTATGAATACCAAGCATCTAAAGCAATGGAACTGCATAACAAAATACAAGAAGAAATACTTTATTACACTAATGGAGATACTTTTAATAAAGAAGCAATACAACATATACTATTACAACATCCTTTAGAAGAAAGAGAAGTCTATTATTTAACAGATATCTTTCTTCAATCAGGTGCAAGTGGTGGTCTATCTGATTCATTAAGTCATTGGCTAGAAGTTTATAATAAAACTAATACAGATGATATTCGTATGCTATGGGAACGTGTATATGAAGATGATATATTGTTTGCTAAATTAAAAAGATATCCTTGGGATCCAGCTAATGTTAGAGCACATCCATTAAATCCACTAGCACACTTACGTGAATTAAACAATAACATAGAACAAACTGCACGTTTCGGATTGTTCTTAGCATCTGTTGATGGTGGAATGCCTATACCTGATGCAATAGATCGTGTAATAAAAACACACTTTAATTACAACGCAGGTGATGAACTAATAGAGTTGTGTGAAAGAATCTTCTGGTTCTCTACATTCCCTATTAACAACTTTAATTATTACGTTAGTGGTGGTTTAACTAAATCTCCTAACCTAATTAGATTTGCTATGGATACTCAAACAGCAAGCTGGAATAACGGAGAATACACTTATGAAGAATTAAAGAAAACAAATTTCTTATCTTATCATGCACTTGCTGGTAATATTCGTATAGGTAATTGGATTGTAAAAACATCACCTTCATTATTTGATTTCTTAAATATAGTTACAGATCTTCCAGGTAATTTACGTTCAAGACTTAATCCAATATATAGCGTTGCATTAGGTATGGAAGAAGAACCTGTTTCAGAATTAAATCCATTTATTACACAATGGCGTAATTATCAGAAGTTTAAAGAAGGTAATCCAGTACCATCTATATTATCTAGAATAGGTGAATATGATTGGACACGTGTATTAGGTAAGTGGCGTTCACCATATAGAAGAACGTATTCATCTTGGACTAAATATCCACGTATTAGAAAAGTACCTAGTTACACTAGAAAGGTACGTAAATATTATGTACGTAGATACAAAACTAATGTTAGAAACTATTCACGTGTATCATTATATAAAGAAGCTGTTAATTGGTATCGTGTTGGTAAGACGCATTACTTTGATGTATAACGAACATAAAAAAAAGAACTCTTATGAGTTCTTTTCTATTTTATCTTTATTTTTATCTGCAATGTCATAGATTTTATTTTGTACGTATTCATCTGCTTTAACTAAATATAATTTGAAATCCCATGATTCATCAAACAATACTGCAAGATATCCATATGGTGCACTTAATCCCATAAGTTCTTGTTGAACTTGTGTATAATAATAAGCTGGGATTCCAATACGTAATGCTTTACGTTTGATGTGTGCTTCTAATGTATCGCCTTCAATTTTCATATCAATGTCTGCATTTTCTTCTAATGTCTTTTCTTTATTATAATATTTTTCTCCCCATTTACTTACAAGTTTTGCTTCAACAGGAATTAAAATATCTCCTTTTTCACAAACACCATCATAATTTAATGTAAGTATTGGCGCTTCTAAGAATTCATACATTGATGTAGGTTTAGTTATTTCAATACCTAATTCTTTAGATGCTTTATCTAATATAATAGGTTCTAAATCTCTACCTTTTCTAACGATAGGTTTGTTACCTACTTCTTTTTCTTCTTCTGTAATAAATTTACTATTCTTTTCTGTGATTAATTGATCCATAGTTTTATATAGATTAACACCACATAAGATAGATGCATCACTTCCTCCAAAAGATTCCTTTCTTAACATTGCATACTCTTCTTCTGGTACTTCATTAATGTTTTTTACTTTTACTTTTAGCAACCCACGGTTGCATATACGTTCATCTGTTATCATTTAATTACCTCCCAACTTTAAATATAATCATTAAGATTCCTGTTACTATTAATTGTGTAAATGCAATAGTCTTCCACATTCTTGCTGCTAAAAAATTATCAATTATTAAATGCTTTTGTGCTTCAGGTATTTGTGTTTGTACTATTACAGCAATAGCTTCATCTAAAAGTCCTTGTGCAACTTCTACTGGGATCTCTTTTAATTTAGTTTTAATTTCAATACGTCCATTATCAGCTACATTTAATTCTATAGTATGTTCCATAACTACTCCTTTCCAAAAGTCGCAAAATGTACAGCGTGTCTTACTGCATCTTGTACATGATCAGATACCATTATATTACCTATGTAATAACAACGTCCTTTCATATTCAAATATCCTTTTGCAACTAATATTTTATTGTTCCATCTTTTCTTTACTGATACAGCTGTCTGTAGATATACCATTACTCCTCGTTTATAACATTCATATTTTAATATACCTATAAGCTGTGGTGTTTCAAATCTAGAATTAATTTGGTTGGTTGCTCTGTTGCCATATAATAAGAAATCTTCAATAACAACAGCGGGCGCATAGCCAGCCAACGAATCAATTAATGTTATATGTGCATCCCAATAAGCAAATTGGTTCGGATACATTGCTGCTGATATGTATCCAAACTTTGCTATTTTATTTGTTTGTGTATCTAATAGACACCACCCTGTTATACCTTTACCTTCTTTAAAATTACCTGAAGGATCAAATGCTAAGATATATTTAGATCGTTTCGCATTCATATTTCTCACCCCACGTTGTTGTTGTAAATTCTAAATCAGCTATAACAGGAACATATGCGCCATCAAATTGTTGCATAATTTCTTTAAATTTATATACGTGTTCTTCTTCACCTTCTGCTATTTCAAAACTGATTTCATCATGTATTTGCATTTGCATTCTAGATTTTAAATGATTCTCAGTTATATATTTATCTAATGCACATATCTTTTCTTTTAAGAAATATGCACCACTGCCTTGCACAAGACAGTTAATAAGTTTATGTCCAGATAATCCATAATATTTAACACCGAATAAATTAACTGCATATGGTGCTGTCTTACAAATTTCGTAACAGTACTCATGATACTTTTTAACACCTGGAAATGCTTTATAGTATGCATCATCTATTCGGTGTATTGTTTCATCATCATAATCTGGAAACATAATTTTAATTCTACTAAATTGTGCACCGTAGTTCTTTGCAAAGTTAACGCGTTTACCAACCTTACCTCTTAACTTTTTAAACTCATCACTATGTACATCTACATCTGGGAAAGCTACGCTTGTAGTTGCAGCGTGTACATCTGTAGCTACCCACTCTTTACTTAGATCTTCATCATAATACCATTTCCAATCGTAAGCGTGTTTAATATGTTCTGGATTTTTATAATCAAAATTTTCATAATGGTATTGATGTTGTCCACAACCTATACTTCCATCATCTATTATTGTCTTACATTTATATGGCATATATGCACGACATAAATTTAAGTCTGGGCTTCCAACTAGAATTGTATATAATGCTTGTAGTCTTAATTCAATCTGACTGTAATCTAAATAAGCAATTCCTTTATAACCAGGAGTTATGGATATCATATCTCTTGGACTAAATAGTGGTGTACCATCATCTTTATTAATTCCATACTTTGGAAATTGTTGAAAGTCTGATGTAACTCTACCTGATACTGTTCCTACTTGATTTATCTGTGTATATATTCTATCTCCTTTCTTCATTTCTTTTATGAATCTTAGTAGATAAGTTACATACCATTTCTCAAGTGTTCTTAATTCTTGTACTAAACCAATGAATTTAACTACATCACTATCAGGTTGTTTAGCTTTTAATTCATCATATAATCTAGCAAGTGCTTCTTTACCTGTTGATGCTACACCTAATTTATAATTAACATTCAATATTTCTTTTACTGTTGGGTTTGCATTTACAGATATTTCTCTACCAATTAAGTTACGAAGTTTTTCTCTTTGTTGTTTAAGATACACTGACATATCTTTTGTTACTTGCTTTATATATTCTTTATTCATTTGGAATCCACAACGTTCCATATGGAAGCAAGGTATTATAACTGCTTCTTCTCTTTTTAATTGTTCTTCATTGTGTCTTGCTTCAATAGCTGCTGTCGTTTGATAATAAATTTCTGCAGTATAAACAATATCATAAGCTGCATATGTCTTTAATGTTTCTCTGTTTAATCTATTATATGGGATATCAGATGATTCAACTTTACCTAAGTACATGTTCTCCTTTATATCTTCAGGTATATTGTTATACCAATTACGATATATTTCTCTAACATTTTCAGGTAATGTATCTACGTTATGTAATACATCTTTGAAATAATCATCTAGATATTTTGTAGTCCATATCTTATCAACAGCTCTAAGTTTATTCTTTAAATCAACATTATATTCTTTAGCTATTGATTGACGTTCAGCAGCAAGTTCATGTTCATGTAACTTTGCGTTACGATCAATGAACATTGTTGCATATTCTTTTAATCCTAATGGAGGACCACCGTTTGCAGGTGTTAATGCATCATGTGCTACACGAATTCGTACCATTGTATCTGTTACATTATGTGCTGGATATTCTAAGTCTAAATTAGCCAACATATGTAAGTCAAATTTAATATTGTGTCCACATAAATACTTTATTTTGCTGGCTAATTTAAACATTGTTAATGTAGCTTGTTTAAATAAGTGCTCATTTTCTTCTCTATCTACTAGATAGATATGTAGTTCATCTACATTAACTACGAATCCAAATTGTAATAAGAAAGGTTTATTGTTTTTAATATGTAGTCCATCTGTTTCTGTATCGAAGAATATAACTTCTGGTCTACCTGATTTATATAATCCAATAACATCTAATAAATCTTGCTTATTTTTTATTTCAGTTATTACATGTCTTAACTTAAGCATCTTGTTCACCTACCCTTCGTATGTTTCCATTACGATTTATCATTGACATACCTTGTCTGAATCTTTGAGTAGGTATGATATCGTATGCTTCATACTGTATGAACAAACCTTGTGTTAATCTTTGCATTAACTTATTATATAATTCATTATCTAATCCAGATGCTGCCATTAAGTTCTGTCTGTTAGTTCTTGATAATCTTTCTAATTGTAGACATACACTTGGATTTTGATTATATATTTCTTGTAATAGATTTACTCCTTCGTCATCTATTGTACTGTATTGTCTCTCCATTTCTACGTATTCTTTTAGTTTGAATGTAGGATTATCATAACATTCAACTAAATATTTACAAGCATAATCAACATGATCTTTTGTTACTATAATCTTTTCATAAGTATTATCAGTAGATACTAAATATCCTGCTATTGCTATTGCAAGTCTTGATACTTTCTTCCAAGCTTCTGTACCAAATATCTTTATATGTGAATCATATAATTTATTTAGTTCATTACACTTAGCAATTATATATCTACCTACTTCTTTATCTATAATAACTTGGTCTGTTGTTCTACTCCATACCCATCTGATTCTAGTTCTGTAGTCTTCTATTTCAAATGGTTGTTCTGCTTCCCAGAACGGATCTATTTCTTTATTACCTGTATCTCCCATAACTAACATTAAATCATATCTAGCCATATCTTCTGGAGTTCCTATTAAATCCTGTAAGATTTCAATACCGTTTGGATATGAATCTATAGGTCTAATCTTTCCTCCTCTAGATACTACATTAGTTAATGTAATCATTCTTACTAATGCAGGTAATGTTAATGTTCCAGATACTCTAGCAATTCTTACTTGATTACTACTACGAATATCTGTAAGTTCTCGTATCAAATTACTATTACATTTTGCAAGCTCTTCAAATATAATTAATCCTCTATGATTCATAGGAATTAAACCTGCACGTGTTTGATAGTTTCCATTTACTTTATTACTACCACCTATAAGTCCTGGTATTGTTGCACTGTTTCCTGCTAATGATGTGAATGCACCTAAACCATATAAGTTTTGTAATGCTTCTGCTGTACTGGATTTACCGACACGTGATTCTGCTACAACTAAGGTGTCTAAATAACCACGAACATTTTTAAATGAACCGAAATCAAATTCTAGCACGGTATGAAAACTTAAATCAATAGCTTGAATTAATTTATTATAACCGTTATAACCTATGAATGCTTTAGCCATCTCAGTTAATTTATCTAATCTATCTTTAACTGAACCTGGAAGTGTTGCAAATTTATTTAGCTGTGTTTTAACTTCATCAGTTACTACAAAATTAGTTACTGAATCAGCTACTTCTTCTGCATCCATTATAATCATTGTTAGTTGTTGTCCTTTATATGGGTGTGGAACTAATTTATATGTGACTAAATATTTCTTACCACTTTCTAATCTTTTCTTTA